TACACCCAATACTATTACATACAAATTTGATGATAGGATTGACAGTATGATTATGGCAACACATACAAAATATATTGGTGATACCATCAAAGATATGAGTGCTCAGTTTCATTACAGGGCAACTAATGATGACAATGTTCACTTTATTGATACCAATGCCAATGTAGGTAAGAGAAACTTAAAACTAGATTTACTTACTACACTTGCTAGAACTATTATACCATTTGTGAAGTTTCCACATGATGATGACATAGCACAGTTAAAAGTAAGTATCAACAAATATATTCGCTCTGGGCGATCACTTGATGCTGACCAGTTGGCAAAAGATACTGGATATTCTAAAAACTTATTTCATTTATATAATATGATAATTGAAATAAAAGAATTAATCATGGAAGGCATCACCACTACAGAGAATGTTCAATGTTTACATGATAGTATGCCCTATGAGCATGAGGGTTACGTTATGTCAAATGACTATGGTACTTTCAAACTTGTAAAACGTCAACAGTTCAGTTACGCCAATTTTCAGAAGTGTGACAGTTGACATAGTGGCACATGGGGTGGTTGCTTTCTGATATATCTCGATTATCATTAGTATATCAATTAAACAAACAACTAATGAGCAATTACACTGCACTACTAACTCTCATAGGTGACATTAACAATGCTTTTTGTCACCTCGAAGATGAGGACGTTGCCGACATTTGTGACGGCGATATTAAACTGTTAGACAAGGCAGTTAAAAGATTCAAATCTACAGTATGGGAGAATCAACTGTAATGAAAACATTTATCATTCAAGAAAAGTTTGTTGGTTACGCTGACATAACTATTGAGGCAGAAACTGAAGCAGAAGCACTTGCCTTATATAATAGAGGACATTATCCAGATAGTAATTATCATATGGACGATATGTTCTATAACTTTGAGTTCGATTCAATTACAGAGGAAAAAGCACTTGACACTATCTAAAGAAACAGTAAACAAACTTGCTGATGCCCTTACATTAGAGGTTATTGACTATATTGTCAATAATCCTAAGACAAATACATTTGTCATGAATATGGTATCAGAGGCACTATGTGAGAAATTAGGAAACAAGAGTGAAGATGGTAGTTGCTCATTTGATAGCAGCATACTTGCTCCCGCTGTATTTCAAAAGTTGCATATCAGTATAATGCCAACAGATATGCCAAGTGACCCTGCTGCCTTGTGACAATTATATTACTGTCACACTCGCTCGTTGCTTTGTTGCCATGAGTGACTATAATAAGAACATAACAAACAATTCACAAAAATGTCAACTAATTCAAGACTTGGACTCAGATTAGAAGATGGGTCAATCCTTTCAGTATATCATCATTGGGACGGATACCCAGAGTGGTTAGGTGTAACACTTAACAAGTATTACAATACAAGAGAATCAATCGCTGAACTAATTGATGGCGGTAACATGAGTTGCTGCTATACTGATTCAGATTGGGAACATGATGAACTCAAAGAGTATAGACCTCTATACTACACAGAGAGAGGCGAGAAACTAGAGGACAATGCTCCTAAGTTATCCAAAGATGAAAAAGAGTATCTTGTTACCACAGACAAGTGCTGCGGCGAGTTTGCTTACATTTTTGAACTAAACAACACATGGCGTTGTATTGGTCTTGACTTTTGGAATCCAGAGACTAAGACTTTCAACGATACAGTTGCTTATGTTGAAAAGACTATACCCGCTGACTATCCATCACAGTTAGAGGTAGCATAATGACAATATACAAAGATGACAAATCACTTACAGTTTTTACAGAGTTATGTGATCTCTATGAGAGCAATGATGCCAATTTCTATGATATGCTTGACGCCATAGTCAACTTGTTAGATGATGAGCAACTTGCTCAAATAGAGGACATTATCACAAATCAGTATCAAGGAGCGTAACATGACTATTGACCAGTTAAAAGAAATGAATCAACTAACAGCACCAGAGTGTGATGCTCTGCTGAAGTTAGTCTTATCTACGCCAAACAGAATTACTGATAAGTATGCTGAAGAGTTTGACGTAAACTTTAGGAAGATTCGCCACAAACTAGGCAGACAGGCAGATATTGCTGATGGCGACTTGGGTTATGTAGTAAAAGGGTAAAATCGCTAGGTATGCCAGTTCACTTACTGGCATAGAATTATTGCAATCTCAACTGTATCATCTATAATACAGTATATACAAACAATTAAAATGGAATTTACAACAAAACAGATAGAGCATTTGATTGAATGTCTCAATTTTTACTATGCTGAGAATGATGACATAAAAATGGACATTGTTCAAGTCAATGCAGAATGTGCCAAGACATTATATGCTGAACAAGAAAAACGATTACAAAAGCAATGGGCAAAACCTACACCAGAATGGCAATGAAATCAATCAAGGGTGTGCCACTTATATTACTGGCACATCTGCTCGTTGCTTTATTGCCCCTATCGCCTATAATTAGTACATAAGACACAAACACTTCTATGATCTCAGGCACTACATCAACCAAACTCAATGATATGCTAATTGAGTTTACAACATACGTCAATGACTTCTACGGCAATGTAGATGACGTTTTATATCCTATGAACCACATGAAAACAGGCAAGAGAGTTTCTCTTAAGGATATTCTAAGTGCTACTTACGACTACTTACATGAAGTCAACACTAGAAATTCTGATATGTTCACATGGGGTGACGGCGACTCACTCGACAGAGAGAGAGTAAGAGACATACTTGTATTAAAGTATGGTTACGACAAAAACCTTTACGGCGGGAGCGTCATACTATGAATCCAACAGAATATGAAAAACTCTTTAATGAGTCAATGGACGTGCTAGAACTGTTAGAGGATACAGTTTCTTACCATTGTGACGATAAGAAAATCTCAGGGCAAAAGGTTTGGAGCATGGTTGCCGCAGCAGCAATGGTCAAATTAAAAGAGTTCCCTGCTGATGAGACAATTTTTCCAATTCACCTTGATTAAGTGCCATGAACAAGAAAAACTTAGATGCCTTACTTGAGGCACAAAATCTAACTGACAAACAGTTTGCTGCTCTTAAAGAGTACTATGTTGACCGAATTGTTGACAATATGTCAATGAAAGATTTGGTCATATATGTTACTGACGATATGCAAAAATGGATAGATGACCAAACATTTAATGATGCTATGTTTGAGATCGAAGAATATTTTGATGAAAACTTTGTAGATACTATTCAAGAAGTTATCGAGAATGTAGAGGCAGACTCATGAGAAAAGGTATGCCAACTGGCAGAATGGAAGAAGAAACTAAAGAACTTCTTGACTACTATAATCAATTATATAACTGGTCATATAATGATATGGTAGATTATATAATTGAACATGGCGAGAAAAAATTTAGAGATTACTATTCAACATTTTATTCAGAGGTAGATTTATGAATAAGTATCAACAAATCAAAGAATATGTTGACGATCATATGAAGTATTACGCCTACTATCCATACGATATAGTATTGAATATGGATACCGATACGGAAGAGACTTTGACCTATGAACAGTATTGGCATATTTTGAGAAACAAGTCAACCTATGATGTGCCAGTTTAATTAGTGGCACATGGGGTGGTTGTTTTCTTGCCCCTAGTGACTATAATTAGTATATACAAACAACACACAGGAATTTTTAAGATGACTCTAACAAGAGATTTCAGTTATGACCAACTTGCAACTATCAAGGCATACTTTACTCAAGGCGAGTGGGATACAATAGATGCTGCTCTCGAAGATTACAAGTGCTACGCTGATGATGAGGCGGCGGAAAATGATTTGATTGGCGGTATTCCAGTTATGGATAGAGTTAACTCTATTGATGATAAAATTGTTCACTTATACAGGAGATTGGGTTAATGTTCGACTATAAACCACTATACACACATTCTGCCTTATTGGGTTACTCTTTTTGGTTAGACGATAATGGCACTTTTATGAGCGCTCCTACATTTGAGAGTGGCGCCCCTGATTTGGAAAATACGATTGCTGTTCAAGATTGGGAAAATTTCAATGAACTTACACCAGATCATTTTTCACACTTATTTGGATACATATTCAAATTATGTGTATTGAATAGAGACTATGTAAGAGTTGACTATTATTCCAACCTATTCTCACCAGCGGAGGCAGTGTAATGTTCAGTAATGAAGAATTAAAAACTATTCATAGTTCCCTTGACGATTACATAACTGACTATGAAGAAATGGACTCTACTAAAATCGTCCCTATCATATTCAAGATAGAGGACATATTAACAAACAGAGGCGTGTTTATCAATAGTGCTTGTGACAGTACAGAAACTGGCACATAGTGCTGTTGCTTTGTTGCCCCTAGTGACTATAATTAGTACATACAAACAAACATTTGAAATTTATGACTATTCAAGAGTATAAAGAACTTTGTAAAAAAGATGTTCTAAGAATTGGTCAGGACGTTAGCGTCATCAAACTTGGAACTGAAGTCCAATCCAAAATACATGATGACATTCAAGGCGATGTAGTTCTATTGGATAGAGGCAACGATTATGCCGTTGTTAAAACTTGGATTACTGACTATGAATTTCAGACAGTAGAATGTTTCTTATCTGATTTGGAGGCAGTGTAATGTTTAATCAAACTCAAATCAAACTCATAAATGCCCTTAATCAGAGAAAGTATCTCAAAGTAAGAGAAATGGGTCTCGAAGTTAAGGCAATCAATTCAAGGCAAACTATCCTAACAGTTGATGGCGAGAAATTTGCGGAAGTTGTTTATAAAAACGACTTTTTAGTTGATGCTACCAGTAATGAGACTAATTTCATTATGGAAGAATTTTTAACCTATGTTGTTGACAGTAGCAGGGCAACTTACTACAAAAAGTTTTTAGATTCAATAATGTTTTCTAACATACTTGGGTGCGGTGTGGCAACAGATGATGTGCCAGTAATTAAAGTGGCACAAGTGGTGTAGATTTCTGCCTTGTATGGACTATAATTAGTACATAAGACACAAACATCAAAATTTCATGACTACTCACACTTCAGAGATTAAAGGACTACAAAACAAACTTAGATTCATTACTTACGATATGAGTGATAGATCAGTATGTGATGATTCACAGTATAATGAGTTAGTTAGAAAATTTAGAGACGTAATCGAGTTTACTGATTACAACGTGGATATAGCGGATTGCCTTAGTGCATTACATGATGCTATGACTACTTTTGAAATGTACGATTAAGGAGGATTTAAAAAATGAGTTGTTTACAGAATGAACTTTTACTTGAATCATTATATGAACAAGTAATAGAGGAAAATCCCCAATTATCAGAATTGGAGGCAGTAAGACTAACCGAACAATTATTCGAGGATTTAATTCAATGAATGAACAAAAAGAAAAG